TGTATCATAACACGTTTGCCTTTATACTTTTTATCTAAATTATGATTTTCGGTTGTTTGTATATCTACACCTCTTGTAACAATTTTTCCTGTTGTTGCAATATTTGAATCATAAGGTGCATTAATAGTAATAGTTTCTTCTGTTGCATCTTGAACGTTATAGTACCCTCTGATATTTTGTGAGAATACTTTAATTACATCTCCTGCAACTAAATCGTGCATATATGATGTTGTATTTGCAATAATAGGCAATACGGTAAGTTCACATTTATTGAAATATTCAACCATAACTGGTGAAACATTTGCCGTTACATTTGCATCAGTAATTGTAAATGTACTTGTATTTGGATTTACATTACTTATTGTATACTGTTGATTATGAATGTTACTCTTAACATCTATTGAATAACTTATATTTGTTATATTACTGGTTATATTTGCTATATTGGAATCATGAACAACATTTCCAAAATAGGATTGGAACACAGCAGAATCACTGTAAATTTCAAATACGCCTGTTGCATAATTTACATTACTCGCAACAAATACTTCTTCTAAAACGTCTTCAACTTCTATACCATCATAATCACTTGCTGTAAATGTTAAAACAATAGGCGTCACATTAGGCACAATGTTAGCAACATTTGCCGCATTTGTTGTTACCTCTATATAACTATTATAGACTGCTCCGGGTGCCGGTGATAAATTTGCATTACCGTAATCTTTGTGAGCTATATTACTTGCACTATATGTTTGATTGTTGTCAGCAATATCAACTATTCGTACTGTGTCTCCGTTTTTAGGTGCACCCTGATTATAACTGATTGTAACCGTGCTGTTTGCACCTACTGTTGCTGTCCCTTCAATTACTTGTGAAAAAGCAGGTTGAATATTTGTTATCTCATATGTATCAATAGGAGTTACGTTCGCAACATCTGTTTGCAACATTGATACTGCACCAAAATCTCTAATCATTGCAGATTTTTTATCAACTATTTCTTGGTTTGTCCAAATCACTAAATTATCTGTAATACTTGCCTTTTTAAGTACTAATGTATAATCTAAATACCTTGATAAATCGTTTTGTTGCAATTGATTACTGTCTATATAATCAAATAAATTAGATGTAGAATATAGATATGCTGTATCATCTATGGACTCTTGTTCTACAAAAGATATTTGGCTATTGGCTGGCTGTCTTAATTTATAAACGTTCCAGTCTTTGTTCTCACTTGATGCCACATGTATTAAATTGTCTTTACTTGGTTTATATAATCTATCTACATCAAAAAGATCTGCTATATCTGTAACACCATATGCCTGATAATCTACATTATTCCTTAAAACGTAACCTGCATTTGGTAAAGTTCTATAATCAGAATCTGTTACACCTGAATAATTTACTTTATCTGTAGTAGGCCATAATTTATTGTTTCTAGCACCTGTTGGTTTCTTAAGGAATCTTTCGTTATCGTCTATATCTATAGTAATAATTTCGTCGTTTTCTATATCTGGTGTTATAGTATATAATTTTTTCTCACCATATGTAAAGGCAATACCATCATTTGTTTGTACTTTTATTTGTAAAGTTTTTCCTGGTATGTCTCCCTGATAAGCATCAACAAAATCTATAGTTGCACGTTCCACAATATAAACATTTGCGTTTGTATCAAGTTTTCCACCTGGTAAATTTGTAACATCAGGGAAAGTGATTGCTGTAGTATTGGCAACTGTGTATTGTGTTTGATTTGTATCATTAATTAATTTGGTGCCATTTACATAAACATCTACAAAAGGATATTTTTCATCTACTTGTACAATATTTTCAGATGCAAATGCAGAACTACTATTTTCAGAACCTGGATTTAATATATTTTGTACATAATTTCCAGATGTAATTATAGATGATGTTGTGAATTGCCATCTATCACCTGCATCATAGTCGTAATTTGTATCGCTAACCAAAGTGTTATCAACATATACCAATATATCTGATTTAACTGTTGCTCCTGTTCCTGCTGAAGTATTTCCAGCGATATCTATAGCATATCTTTGTTTAGGTTGATATCTATCTGCAGAAATATTAAGATTTGCTAACCCTGAACCGCCTAATGTAAAATCATTACCAGTTATCTGTAATACATAAAAGTTTGTATTGCTGTTTGCATCAAATGATTCCACTGAACTTGCTACAACATTAGCATTTGTTATGCTATTAGAATTAATTGCTGATACAACGTCTATCACTGTGTTTGCTGAACTTAAATCTATGTTTGTTGCTAATCCATTACCAAAATGGTCTGTAATTTCTATATCTGATATGCCTACTACGTTAGCATTACCAAATAATGCAGAACTTTGTGCAATTACAACATTAAATGTAGTAGAAGTATCTGATATATTAATATTTCCTGCTAAGACTTTTGCAACTGCGTTTTGAGATTCGTATCCACTACCTTGATTTGTGATTGTTGCACTTGATATAAGTCCGTCACTATCTAAAGTAACTAATCCAGTTGCCTGTTCTTTGGGTTCTTTAGTTGGAGCAGATATTTCCAAAGAAGGTACTGTAAAATACTTGTGTTTGTTTTCTGTGATTACAATATCTTTAATTATACCGGTAACGTCTTCAGGAAATTCTAATTTAAATAATTGTGGGTCTTGAACTATTTCGTGCTTGTCTATTTTTAATTCTAAACTTTGTTCGTTATCTGTATCACCAAATTCACCTGTTTTTAAGGCCCATTCGCTGTAAACTGTAATATTACCTTGTACAATAGAGCTACTTCTTCCTATTTGTGATAAACTTTGTTCTGTTCCTTTGCTTTGTAGCATACCTTTATAGAATTCAAATTGATCGTCATCTAAAATATCTAAATCTGTTAGGTAAGATCTTTCTTCAAATCCAAAAAGGCTTCTGGATGCCACATAAACGTCTTTGTCTACAGGTATAAACCCTAATGTGTGGTAGTCTCCCATTGTGCTTGTAGCATTATCTAAATTAGGTTGTAATTCATCATTGTCTATAATGTATCCTTCACTACTGAAACGACCTGTCCAACCTAATGTTCTTTTACCTTTAATAAAAATCCTATCCTGTCGTTGGTTTAGTAAAGGATTGTAAATGGTATCATTGAAATCTGTTAAATTATCAAGAATAAGAGCATGTTCTATTTGTTTTGTGAATAATACAGCACTATAAATTTGTCTACCCTGTGGTGGAGTAATTTCTATTCTATTATTTTCTCTTAAAATACTACATTCTTCTGGAGATATAGATATTCCGTCTTGATCTAACAAAGTAAACTGGTTTTTATCAGTTTTATTAATTTTTGCGACAAATTCATTACTGTTTTCAAATATCACATTGGATGCCATAGGAGATAATTCTAAAGTATTACCTATTTCCCAGCCGCCTGTTGTCCAAAACAAGAATTGTTCCGCCGCATATGCCCAATCTCTCACATCATTAATAGTTGTATCATATTCTCCAAAAGAATAACCTAAAGATTTTTGATATCTTCCTAAACTTACAAGAAAATCAAATAAATCTTCAACTTTTGTGTATTCTGTATCATAATTTACACGTCTTGTAAATCCTGTTGTATCATTGTAATAGACACCTTTAGCACCTCCGATTTGTGGTAGTGAAGGTAGCCTTGACCACAGTGATTTATCAAAACTTGAACTTGCTGGTATCTTTTCTTTAGCAATATAATAAGAATTTAAATATTTTACAATGGTATTAATATTAAATGACTGATTAGTTGACCAATTTACATAGTCAGCCGGCTTTCCGCCTCTTTCTATACTTTGTTTTCTACCATTTTTATCACTTTCTAATATTGTAAAGTAACTAAAACTTCTATCGTATCCACGTACCTTATATCCATTAGTTGTTTTTTCTATAATTACACCTGTATAGGAATTTCTTGATTTGTATGCTGAGTCGTGAACATTTATTGATATGTTTTCTGAAGGTATTATCAATGTTCTTGCCGAACCAGTTATACTATATTGATCAGTTCTTATAGTTGATGTATCTTTATCAATAAATCCACTCATTCTGTGAGCTAATTTAATATTTAAAGTTTTTAATGGTGTAATAAAATTATCTTGTATTTCTAATCCTTGATAATTTAAATATGATTTTATAAATTGTGTATAACCAACATTTGAAACGAAATTACCGTTAGTATCTCTACTACCGTGTATTATAAAATCAGTTGAATCTTTAAAATTCCAAGATCTTCTGGTATTTTTATGTATTAATCTTTTCTTTTCTATATTTGTGCTTACTACATTAATAGGATCAGCAAATACTGTTGCAAATCTACCTGGTTTTGCAAGTAATAATGCTGTAGTAATAGCGAATGGATAAGATGAACTATACTTCCATGCATTTTCTACTGGAGCACCGTCACCAAGCATCCATGAATCATTGATTTTGTCTGTACTTGATTTATCTATAGTCTTTATTGTTCTTACAATTTCAGAAGCACTTGTATTTTCGTAACCTTTTGATAATGTATTATTAGCAATATCTTGAGGTGTTCCATAATACTTATTAGCATATACTAAGTTTCCACCTGAATGTGTTTTTGTTCCGCCACCTATAGCATAAGGGAACATCGGTTCACCGTTATCATCTTGTGTAGCAACATAAAACTGTATAGGCGTTCCATTGGAGTCAGGCGTAATACCATATCTTAAATTGTATTTTCCATATGAACCTGAACTTGTGCTACCGGTATGTCCTGGTATACCTTCTTTTGAACTGTCATATTCGTAATCTTCTACAAAGTAACCTGAATAAGAACCTTTTGGAGTTGAAATCCTGTCTCCAAGTCTCAATCTAAAGCAACTCTTTATATTTGTTATTGTATTATCTTTTATGTCGCCATTTGCTTCATATTCTGTATACCCATAAGGTCCATAAATTGGAATACCATCAAAACTCCAGCCTACTATAGGGGAATGCTCGTCAGTACTCCATTCATCTAGTCCTAGAATTTGTGGACTAGGTTTATAATAATGTAAAAGGCCTTTTTCATCAGTATGGCCTAATTCTAAATCACTGTGTTCAGATAATAATTTATTATAATGCCAAGTGTTACCGTTATCAAAACTGTTTTCTGATGCAACATTGTATAATGGGAGACCGTTTACTAATACCCCTATTGCATATTCTGGCATACTTGTTGGATTTGATGTTACTGAATTAATTCCTGATATCGATGTAAAAGGAACATTGTAACTAATAATTTGTTCTTCTAATTCATTATGTCCTACATTATTTGTAGTAAGATTAATATCATGGTTTACTAATGCATTACTAGAAATGTAAATGTTTGATGCATCTGTAGATACAGATACACCATTGTTTAAACTACCATCATTGTTTATAAAGGTATTTCCTGGGAATGTATTTGAAACAAATGCATTTGTCCATACAGTTTTTAATGTAGTGCTACCTGTTGATATAATATCATAAGGTGATATTAGATTTCCATTACCGTCTACAGGAATTACTTCGTGTAATCCTATTCTAGCACATGGGTTGTTTGGTAAATCCAAATAAGAGTTATCTACAAAGTTTGCTCTAGGGCCTTTTCTAATAATACCTAATTCTAAATCGTCCCACAATGCTGTGTTTGTGGAAGTATAATCTGTACCATATTCATCTTCCCACCAACTTGGTTTTTCTGTAAAACCTAACATTTCCCAAGGGTGAGTATGAGGTCTTACTGTATCGTAATAGTATTCATACCAGCCCTTCCAGTATCCAGGTATATCTTGAGAACCCCTAAAATTCCATGTCCAACTATCAGATGAATTATATGTTTCATTTATTACCGGATCAACGTTGTTATCTTTAACCCAATTAGAAAAATTATTTGATAACAAATCAAACCACTCACTATTACTGAAATTTGTTTTTCTAAATGCTCCGGCTCTTACATTAAAAATATTTAATGAGGGTAAACTGTTTGCATCAATTAGTTCTTCAATTGCCGAGTTATAAATTCGCTTTTCAAATTCTAAAATTATATCGTCTCTGGCATCACCAAATAGAGTGCTTCTTGAACCATCGTGTCCTACTAGCACACTAATTTCTTCTTTAAAAGAATAATCCTTTTCTATTACTGGTAATGTAAGAGGATAAAGACCCATTGCACTTGGTGTAGGTGGGCATTGGGCACTATCTCTATCTTTATTATAAAGTTTTAAATATATAATATCACCCAATTCAATATCTAAATTGGCGTTTAATGTAATTTTAATAGGGTTATAAGAATCTAGAGTGAATTCTTCATTTATTGTTAAAAGAGTATGTGTATTGCCTCTGGCCTTATAGACCAATAAACTGTTTTCTAATTTTTTTAAATCCTCATAGGCAGTCATTGTGAAGGATCTAAGAGACACATCATTTATTATAAATGATTCTTCTATATAATTATCTCCAAAGGGAACTATGTATGTTTGTTGAAAAGTATTATTACCTACATTAAGAGATAATACATTTCTTAAAACTTGATTAAGTATATATTCATTTGTAAATTCATTTACATCAAAAGAATTATAATATTTTGTTACTTCAGATCTTAATCTATTTTTGTACTTAGTGTATTCTCTTTCACTAAATCTTATTGCTTCTAATAAGTTATGTGGTTGATCATCTAATAAAAATGCTCCTAATCTTAAATCCTCTTCAACATTTACTATGTCTGTAGCAAATTTAGAATTTTTTGCTGTATCTTTAAAATTATTTGCTTCTAATTCTTTACCAGTAAAATTTTCTTGCCCTTTGATTAAATTGGTAAAATGACCTAAATACTCTGGTTCTGAAATAAATGTTATATTTTCTTTATCCGGATTTCTAGACCAGTTTAAAGGTATGGTATACTTACTTATAGATCTTTCATTTAATAATCCAGAATCTGATTTAGCAATTATTTCTATAATATCTTTTGCAATAAAATTGAAAGTATTAAATTCTATAAATCCTTTTCCAACGTAAGTGTAATCTTTTATTTCACTACCATTTTTTAATACGGTTATGTCATACCCACTAGACTTATTAGAATTTATATTAGGTTCACATCCTATATAATATTTTGTATTTTTATCCTTTATATTAAAAGTGTTTATATGATAAAAAGTTTTAATATCTTGCATAGATTTAGAATCAGACATCTTCCAGTTATTACTGTACCCGTTTTGAGATTTAAAATAATAGTAACCTAAAATTTCTGTTTCTGATGTTGAGCCTACTGGAATATAATTTGTTCTATCTGTTTCTAAAAAGTTTTGAAATTCTATTTCTGCAGAGTTCGTAAAAGGTTTATATGACAATGGGAAATTTAAAACACTATCATCTGTGCCTGTGCCGACTTTGTAATTAAAAATCTTAGAGCCAATAAAGGTATTGTCTTTAAATAAAAGCTCGTCACCTAAATATTTTCCTTCATCATTATATAAATTAAATAAAGGCGCCTGATGTAATTTTAATTTAGACTGTGCTAAAATTAAGTTATTGTCTTTAAAGTGATATTCTAATCCTCTACCCAAAGCGCCTGATTTTATACTGACTTGCATTCCTTCTTTAAATTCAAAAGGAATAAATCCTACATCTCCTTCTTCTGTATCTGCAGGATTACTTATAGGGTCGCCTATTTTTGATAAACTGATATTTCCGCCTACATGGGCAATTTTAAATATGTACTTTTTGTTGTCTTCGTCGTTAGGGAAAATAATAGTTGAACCAATACTTAATGGACTATTATCAACAGTATCGGATGATATGGTTCCGTCTATATCATCTTTATTAAATTCGTTACTTACAATATTTACGACACCAACTGATAGGTTTCCTGTATTAAACATTTCCAGTGAATAATCAAATTCTATAATTGGTCTTTTAGCTCTATATTCTGCACCAGGTAAATCAACTCCTGCTTCTTTAAAGTTATCTGCATGATGCCAGAAGTTTACCCTACTCCAGATATTTTTATTAGATGCCCCTCTTCCTACTACATTATAATCTGGATTATCTTGAGTTGTTCTACCTCCCCATGGAATATCGCCTTCCGCGTCGCCACCAGGCAGGCTACTATCTGTATCTATGTCCCAACCGAAATTCTCTCCAAAATCTGGACTACCACTAAGATAAAATTCTCCTGTTGTTGGATTAACTCCGGCAAGTGCCATAGAGGAAACACCGGTAATTACAGAACCATTTGCATCAGATGTAAGTGTAAACATACTTGTTTGTATACTTGCTTGGAATCCGTTAGCAATGAATTGTATATTCCCGTTACTTGTGCCGTCTAAATATATTTCTTCGTCTATAGTGAGAGTATCACCTATTCTTGCAATATCAAAAGTAATGTTGTTTGCGCCGCCGCCGCCTAAATCGCTGTCTGATATAGTTATTGTTTCACCAACAATAAAACCGCTTCCGTTCTTGCTAAGTGAAATAAATGTATCGCCTACAGTAACGGCATCTGTTACAACGAGCTCTAAATTACCTGAACCGTCGCCACCTAAAATATTATCACTTATAGTAATAGTATCATTTTCTACAAAACCATCTCCGCCCTTAACAATCTCAATATCTGCACCGCCACTGCCGTCTAAAGTTACGGACAAATATGCATTTGCTCCAGTGCCTGATGTTGTTATATTACCTGCTATAAAACTATTAGCAGACCTAAAATCTATTGGATAAGTACCGGTTAAGGAAGTGTTGCTTAATGTGATATTTCCGACTTCAACAATACCGTCTGCATTAGGCCCAACAACATCTACAATAAATTCTTGTCCAGACCCTGAACCGCCGGTGCCATTTACTATGTAACTACCTGGAGTTCTGCTGGAATCATATTGATTTGTTATGTTTTCTATAGCAATAATACTAGCATTATTAACAGTTTCTATAGTTCTTGTTTCGCCATTAAGGCTAAATTGTTGTCCAGCAAAAACATCGTTTGTGCTATCTACAGAAATTGTTTTGTAAGGTGCAATTTGTGAAATACTTTCATTTAAAAATGTTACAAAGGTATTTCCTGAATTTAAACTTGTTGTAATGGAATCACTGGATATTTGTATGCTTATTGGTGCACTATAATTTGCACCTGTATTAGTTACAGTAACATCAGTTATTGTGCCATTGCTATCCACATTTGCAGTTGCAGAAGCAACAGATGTATTAGCACCTATAAAATTTACCACAGGGTTTATATAACCAATGCCGCCATGTAAAACACTTACAGAGGATATGTTACCGGCTGTGTATGCCACATTACTGTCATTGCTTGTGAATGCTGTACTATCCCAGGCTGTTAATGTTGCTGTACTAAAAGGTGTTTCTACATTTTCGTTTGTATCTATAAGTCTTATAGATTCACCTACACCTTCAACAAAATATTCTGCTGTAGTTTTGGTGTCTGGTATAACATATCCACCATCAAAAATAATTCTCATTCCTGATTTTAATGTTACTCCATTTGCTGATGTGAATGACTTCTTACCAATAATATCAACATCTATATCTATAGGATTATCTACTGTTCCAGAAATTCTTATTGCTGGTAGTTGATCATAACTCCAATAGTACTCTTGATAATTTACAAATTTATCAATATCTATAGGGGGAAGGAAAGAAGAATAATCTGTACTGAATAATCTATTTTGATTATTGGTTCCAGTTCCGCTAATTTTTAAAGTATCTAAAAATTCATCATAAAAGATTAAATTTTCACTGGCATTGGTATTTGCATTTAAAGTATTAACAGCAGGACTTAATGCATAATGCTGTCTAGTTGCTGTGCTTTCTCTTAAAAACTCAGATGTTACATCGAAGTCTTCAGACTTCTGTAACCCTACATAACCATTAATTACTTCAACATTTGCTTTACTGAAGAGTTGCTCAACAGTACTTTCAAAGAAATTCTTTGTAGCATCCGTTTGCAATATGCCTGGTAACTTTTTATATAATTTATCTGCCATTATCTAGTTTTTAATGTTTGTTCTGTAATTTTACTAACTACCTCTATATCAGATACACTTGCAGTACTTAAGAATATTTCATCTGATTCTGCTTTTACTGAAAATAGATCACCAAATTTTCCATTTGTGTTTTTAGGTAAAATCACTATACTACCTATACTATTGCCTAATTGACTGTGTATAAAAGAACTTAATTCTGTAAAATAAAATGTTTCCCCAAAGTTCCAATTTGTTGGGTCAAAATATCTATTAAATGCTCTAATAATTCTTGTTTTAATTTCGTTATCACTAAATCTTTCGTTTAATTTTACTACTCTGAATTTTGCCCTCAATTCCGGACTTGCATCGTTGCCAAATAAAAGTTTAAATTTACCGCTTTTATATACTAGTATATCACTTGCTGTTTTAAATTGATTTAGATCTGCAAATTCTAATGCAAGATCATTACTTGTTGGAGGTAATGGGAAGGCAGTTCCAGGAACATTTAGGTATCTTTGTACTTGGTCATTATATGTTTCAGTCAATACTAAAAATTCTACAACATTGCTGATACTGGGATCAATTCTTACATTCTTATCAGCAACATGATTCCATTTAAATATCATTGCATTTTTAACTGGTAAAAGTGTATTTTGTGTTTCCCCTCTACCGTTTCTTACAGAACAATCTGTTGTTACAACACCTCTAATCTGTAATGTATTCGTACTATTAGGTGTGAGTAAATATACCTTATCTTCTGATTCAACATATACCTTTGTACCGGAAAGTTTACCACTGTCATTTTCTAAATCATTCTCTAATATAGATTTACTTACAACTGATATCCATGCTATATCATTACCACTTATATCAACTGGGTCACTATAAGATGTAGGACTTATTGTATCTGAACCTATGTCCAAATTAACAGATGTTTCTTTACGGTAATCTAAAATTTTTCCTGAAGATGGGACATCATAACTATAACCATCAAAGTCTAAATACTTTTCTAAATAAACTAAGTCATCAGTATCAACAAATTCATAAAATTGTAACGGTCTATCCGGGATCAAATCGTTATCAGTATCAAAAGGCGCAATTACAACTTTAGATCTATCGGTATACCCGTCATCTTCTATAACAGTATCAACTATATGCCAATCTATGTTAGTGTCTAATCTTTCTTTATAATTCACATAATCCAATCTTATTTTATCTGTACTTGTTACAGCAGTAGAATCTTGTGCTAAAAGATGATTATTATTATCTAAATCTTCATATAGGAATGTGCCTGATTGTGTGGATGTATTTGAGCTTGTTAATATTAAATGCCCATCTGCACTAGCATTATAAGTTGCTCCGTCTGTACCAAAACTTTTTGTGGCTCCACTATTATTTGCCTGATAAAATTCTACGACTCCTGTGCCTGAATTTAATTGCTTGTAATGTACATTTCCAGACCCATCTAAAATATTAAAGCCGAATGTTGCATTATTAAATGATACATTTACGTTACTAGGTACTCTATTTACTCTACCCAAATTATTTGCTATAGTTACATTTGGTGTAAGTGCGGCCGCATCACCGTTATCAAAATATGTATTAATTGGAACTACTGCTTCATGAACAAATTCATTTTCTGCAGTAATTACTGAAACATTGGATTCTCCCTCTGATTTTAAAATACCAAAGTTACTGACCCAGTTAAATTCAACATCATACCATTTTTGATTTCTTGTTCTTAATGGAAGATTTATTTCAAATCCGTTTGGTGTGGTAGTAGAAGCAGTCTCTTCACTGTACCAGGTATCGCCTATTCCATTACCTGTACTGTCGTACCATCTAAATACTTCACTACTGCCGGGTTTATCGTTAAATGTTGTGATTGTAATTTTATCTGTGTTTGCTTTATTATTAGAATCTACAACTTTTATATTTTTGATATTGTAAAATTTTATATCTTTAGCACTTTGTAATATATATTGTTCACCTCGTATGGATACATCATACTTGTATGAATTATCATCTATTGGAACGTAATTAAATAATACTACCCAACTTGCATCTATTGGTGAGCCCGTTGTGCTACCTGCATTGGATACGTTGTATGGACTTGTTTTATCTAAATTTTCATTTTCTATTACATACCATTTATCTGCTAAAAGAGATGTAGATTTATTAGTCAACATGTATCCTATGCCAAACGTTTTCTTATCTTCTATCTGCTGTTGTATTGAAGATATTTCTGCACTATCAAATTCTTTTCTTAATGTAACAATAACTTCATGTGCAGTCCAATTTAAGGGAACATCTTCACTGAGTGTCCATGGACCTACACTTGTACTTAATCCACTTGTTAAAAGACCTGCATTGGTTTCTTTAGTGATTCTTACCCATTTGTAATCTGCTGGGTCATTTGGATTAACAAATTTTATAAAATTATTTTCTTGTATTTGTTTAAATGTTTCATATACATTTGTTAAAACTTGTTCACTGCCAGAGGACGAAACACTTGTGGTTTCCGTCATATAACCTGTTGAGCTTTCTGATGATACCGGTAGTGGTTTCCATTTTATATCTAATGTTTCTAAATTAAAAGAAACACTTTTATAATCTATCCAGGCACGTCTAGCACCATCATATATAAAATTATTGACATTTTGTTGTCTTAACAGATCAGGAATCGTGTTTTTAATAATATTATTAGCAGTATTATTCGCACTAACAATTACAGAAGATGATGTATCTTTCTTTTGTTTGTATATGTATCCGTCATCAGCAAATAATTCTATATTTTGGAATGTTCCTGTTGGGTCGTTTATATCAATATATCTACTATGCCCAGCATGTGTTTTATTAACCGCTCTTAATTTTTTAATATTACTGCTTTGTGAAAATGGGAAAATATTATAATCCTGTGCTGACACCATTCTATTTTGTGTGTAATATGTTTGTGGTGCTTTAGATTTAATACTTGCAAGAGTTTCGGTAGGTAAACTATTATTTACAGATGTCTGTAAACTCAGTATTACTGTTAGAATATATTTTCCACCGTTTTTGTTTTCATATGGTATTTCTATGGGAATATTTCTTGCATTCTCAGGTTGAATAGAATACCTATCACCAGAACTTGCTCTATGCCATACTCTAAATGAACCTACCGGAATATTACCAAAATTACCGTCTGGAAATTTTATTCTTACTCCGTCATTATTTAAATTTTCTGTTGCAAATAGATTTCTAGAACCTAATGCTTGGCTGTTAAAGTTAAGAGTTTGCCCTACTGTATTAGGTATCCTTGTCCATTTATTTAAAACGCCGCCGTTTTCTGTAAGTTCTTGTACATATAAATCTGTTTCATTTATGTTAGTTAGATTTATATCTGCTACTCTGTTTGCTATTGGAGTTGTAAAATTTAAATCTGTGAACGACAAATTTCCTTGTTTAAATAACATAAAGAAACCAGTGTTGCTACTGTTTAATCCTTTACCGTCGTTTCTATAAAAAACACCCATATCGTTAAGAGGGTCAGGATGTCTTTCAAAGAAAAATTCACCGTCATTAAAATCACCATCTACTGCTTCGAAATTACGTTGTACTCCGTTTATAGTTAGTGGCATGGAAATAGCATTTGTAGTTCCAATTTGTTTTGTTATTCTATATAATTCAGTTTTTATATTACTAATTTTGCCTGATTTAATAGGATATGAGAATCTATTTGTATTACTAAATGTGCTATTTAAAATAGTAATAAATTGTTCGTAACTTTCAGGATTGTTTACATCGTCCCAAAAGACTGTCTTGTTTGCAAGGTTCCTATTGAGACTATCTGTTAAAGGCTCGTTTGTTCGTAAGCCTGTAATTTTCATTAATCCACTTGCTGGTACGTTTCTTCTTGGATTGTATCCAAGCATTCTGGCAAGTTTAAATACTGAGTCTCTTCGTTCAGCAGTTTCTAAAAAGTTTTCCCTGCTGTTTAAATCCATTCTAAAGGCCAATGATTGAGATAGATATGCAAGTAATTCTATAATTGCTATAAACTCTGAGCTCTCAATGTAGTCGTTGAAATTTTCTGGAAAATTTTGTCTTATGTAATTTACCATAGACAATCTCATGGTATCAAAATCATAAGATGTAAAATCTATGTTAGAGAAGGCTTTATATGCGACTTTCCAATCTTCTGCCGCGAATAAATTATTTTGTCTTTCTGAATATGCCATTTTTATTGTTCGTCTAATACTTTGTTTACGAATTCTAAATACAATATATCTTCATCGTTTATTCCCCTATAGGTCAAAGTTACCTCTGCTCTAATTGTGTGATCTAAAATAAAAATACTGGTATCTATTAAATCTACTCTGGGGTCTGTATCTATAATTCGTTCTATATCTTCTTTTACTAAATCTTCTGTAAGATCATCTTCTGGGTTCATTAATAGATCCCAAATAATAGACCCAAATTGTGGTCTCATTAATCTTTCGCCCTTGCGTGTATGAAAATGGTTTAAAAGATCTCTTTTTACAAGTTCTTTATCTATAAGAGTATAAGGCGCTCTTGCCTTATCTATTGTACTAAATCCTTTAAACATTGCCATACAAGTATTTATCATAATAATTAAATATAGTTTTAATAAGATATTGACTATTGGGTAAAAAGACTGTATAATGTGTCTAATTTGTATTTTTTAATTAAATACAAGTGAGGAGAAAATGGAAATATCATTAAACAACACCCTAGAAGAAGAACTAAGAGTAATGCTTGTTGATAAAAATAATGAATGTGCCGCTCTAAGAGCTCATATTGAATTATTGGAAAAAGCAGTAGCAGAAGAGCAAGAGCAAAAATATAGATTGCTTGTTGAGAATGCTGATCTTAAAAAGTTAATTAAAACTTAGTAAATAGGGTAATTCGGATTATCTGGTAGATCGCCTGGTTCTACAGGTTGTCCAGTCACTGGGTCATCATTAATGAATTTTTTAGCCTCTAATTCTGCTAAGGCTTCTTTTTTATATTTTTTTAATTTCGCTGTTAATTGGGCCCAAGTCAAACTGGAGCCTTCACTTGGTTTATAATCAAAATTTACAAAGTCTGGTGTTGTGAATAATTCTGCTTCAAATCTTCTTCTATCAGCATATTCTTTTTTATACTGCGGTGGAGTATTATCATTTATAGGGCCTTTCCTCCATCTTTGAATCAAGCCGGGTATTCTTTCGTAAAATTCTTTATTAAGTTCTCTTACTATTGTGCTTTTTGCAAAATTCTTTGGTCCTATATGCATTGCCAAACTTACTAGAGAAATGAATTGAAAATCACTTATTTTGACCTTGATTAATTTTTTCACAGCAACTGATGCCTCCTCTGCCTGTGATATAATTGTCATATTAGTTCCAACTGGGCCTAGACCGTTAGAAAAATCAACAAGTTTTGTTCCTTTTTTGTCTACTAAAATAATACTTGGGCCATCTATAATTGGTTCTATGCCTTCTTTTAAAAGTCCCTCAACTATGTCTTTAAATAATTTTATATTTGTATTACTTGCCATTATCCAATTCCTTTTTTAGCATCTTTAACAATATTTTGTAATGTGTCTACAGAAACTTCATTTTGTAATGTATTAGATAGATTACTAAGATCTTTTAAACCACCGCCTGGAAGACCTGCTTTAGCAAAAACTCCTCCTATTGCCCCGTCTACTTTGCCTTTTAATTCTGATAATGCATTAAGTTTCCCACTTGCAATATTTTCTAAATCTTGAAACTCCAAAGGAAGACCATCAAACCCAAATCCCATTGCTGAAAATCTTGCTTCTAATTCTGTGAGTATTTTAGATTGTCCTATAATTTTTTGTGCAAATGCATTAGTTGTAGGGAATCTCAAAGGCGGTAATAATTTAGTTAGCATATCACTATAATTAGAAAATCCTTGCAGACTTTGTAAGTATTTCATACCAGGTATATTAAAGTTACTTAATTTGTCTTTAAGAGGGCCTCCAAACTTGTCTCCCAGTCCACTGATTTTATCTGTTATACCACCAAGTTTATCTGATATTCCTGAAACACCTTTAGCAAGATCCTTGGCCTTAGATGCCGCCTTGCTTTTTTCTATGGTTAATAAACTTGCTTCAATTGCCTGTTTATACCCTTCAGGAGAATTGGCATCTGCTACCGGCTGTGTCGCAGGGTCTATGTCCGCTTCAGTATCTTCCACCATACCTTCACTGCTATGTGTCATAAGGTCTGGCATGTCGTGTCCGTCCCAAGGTTCAGCAGTTACAAGGACACCAACTAAAGAATCTAATTCTGTGGGGCCGCCTGGACGTTCACCGTTTTCAGGTAATTTTTGTTCGCTGTCTCTGTCATATTCTGGTTGATCTTTAGGTTGATCTACATGTGTTTGTACTTCTAATTCAGGTGCTGTCTGTGCCTTTACAGGAATAATAGGAGCCGCACCAGGACCACTGTTTAATAGTACTGTGAGACCTTGTACTGCTGTCGCCACTTCACTTTTAAATGTAGCACCTAAAAGACTGCTCATATACATTTGTCCCTGTGTGCCCACAGAGATTCCTCCTACTCCAACATCTAAATCATATTTTAGCCCTGACTGCCTAATCATGCCTGCCGCATTTATATCAAAGTCGCCGTCTTTGGATGTGAGTTTTGTTCCTGTACCAGCATGTGCTGTAAATTCACCTACACTTTCTAATCTTATATGTCCGCCGTATCCAAGAGGACCACCTGGTAAAGGTATTCCTTTTTTAGGTATACCAACATTTTTATCCCCAAGTGTGTCTCCTGCGGCTTTTATTTTTACGTCGCCACCTGCCTCTATTTTTATATCTTTATCTGCACGTAGGTTAAAATCTCCTTTAGTTCTTACATTAAAAGATCTTTCACCGTATAAATTTATAGACCCGTCTGCACCCAATTCAACCCAGGCTCTACCGCTTTTGTTAATGATATAAACTGTGCCAGTTGTATCGTCTAATAATAACTGATTACCACCGCCTGTTCTTAATCTTATATTTCTACTGTTAAGATTGTCGTCCATTATAAACTGGTGACCAGTGTGTCTATGACCGTCATTTTTGGTGTCTTTAGGACCGGGTGTTAAAATACCAAATACTTCACTTGGTGATTCTCTTTTTGCACCACTAGATGATGCACCTCTTATTGTGTCGTTTATGAGACCCTGTTTTGTGATTGTTTCTGCTAAATCGTCATGCACTGGCCTTAAAATATCAGTACCATCTTCTGGCATGGGGTCAAATTTATTTTTTTCTGCTACAGGTAAGTTGTTCCCTAATGCACCGTAATTTCTGACACTACCAGGTATGCCTGGTATCATGTGATTTGCTCTATGTGGGTATAAACAACTAATAATGAAAGGATATTTCATATTGCCGTCACCAAAAGCAACAAGTACAATATTACCTTTATCGGGCGGTACCATCCACATACCATAAGATTTTTGTGTGCCTATAAATGATTTCGTATCATTAACCTGGATTGCCGCATAATTTGTTCCACCTGCAAACGGTGAGCTCCAAATACATTCAAAGTATCCGTTTTTATCTTCTTTATTTTTTGCTAGGGAGGCGATGAATACTGTAAGTGTACCTGTTTTGGTAATGTCTGTTGTAGCCATTACTTCGCCCAGATAAATGCCTGCTCTTTTACTAGTTCTTAGTTGTTTCCTATTAATCGGATTATTTGTTGACTGTTTACTACTATCCATCTATTATCTCTATGACAATGGTACACCGTCAGGACCAATATTGCTATTAAGTACTTCATCTATTACACCTTCACGAGCCACGTCACCTCTTCTTTCTTCAAACTGTGTGTTAATTTCCTGTTTAATTTGTTCTAACATAGACATTTCGTATGCGTTATTTTTCTTAGCATGTAAGTCGCATGTAAATAATCCATTACTGAAATTTAAGGTTGTTTTTAAACACTGATAAACACCACTCATAGTATAATTTATCCCAGAAAAATCATATAATCCTGTATTTTGGTCTTCATCGTCTATATTAAAATCTAATTTTCTTGGACTCTCTAAAACAAGTAAAAAATCTGTGTCTGAATCATCGTAAGACATACCAAATAAATTTGTTGTTAGATGTTTTTCTGGTTTGACATTAATACTAGTGTTTTCGTTTATACTTCCTACTGCATCATCATATAAATTATTATTTCCTATCCACCAAGGATCTCCCCTAACAGTCATATTAATTTCTAATGTACTTTTTGTTTTATTACTGTGAGCATCCATTAAATGAGAAAACATACTGGGTCTAAACGATCCCCTTTCTCCTGGAGCATTTGTAGTTTTATCGCCGGGTTCTACTGATTTAACCGCAGTTTTATTTCTAACATTTGCTAATACAACATTTTTAGCAATTTGTTCATCTCGTATAGCATCTTGATCAGACCCGTCACCCTCTAAACCTTTAATAAGTTCAGAAGAATACAAAAAGTCTATATACCCCTTGTCATTATAGGAAAGGTCATCATCAAATTCGTCACCATCAGTGGGAGACCCCTCCTGAGGTGCTGTTACTTTTTTAACAAGTTCGTTACTTGCTAATGCAGAACTTATCTGTTCATCTGCTAAACTTTCTGCTAATTGTTGAGCTTTTGTGCCGTTAATGTCGTTTTCAATTTCTTTAATTTCTGCATCAGTGAACCCAACATATTCACCAAACTGTCCTAAAATATTACTAAATTCATACCCTTTTCTTTGCTCATCAAATTTGTTTTTTAAATCAGTAAGACCTGCTAATATACCTTGCTTTTTAGATTCTTTCTTTTGTTTTTCTACAACAGGAGCCTTATCTTGAACATTTTCAGAGGCTTCGTCCTCAGTTAGTGATGTTGCTGTAGCCATTGCGGCTTGATCTGCAAAACTTCCCTCTCCGTAATAAGGAGATGTAAGAACAAATGCCTCATCAAAACGTAAATTTAAATCTATAACTTGATCGTTTTTACCTGTAAACATATAATAATATTCTTTGTATATTTTAAGATCATTAATTCGTTTCTTTACGTTTTCCAATTGTAAATTTTGACCAGCATTAAGTTCATTCATAGAAACGCCTACGTCTGTACGGCTTTCTCTTGTAAGCACAGGTTCAAATATAAAAATTCTTTTATATTCATTGCGTTTTGTATCAAGTTTATTATAATCTATAATTACTTTTGTATTAATTTTATACCAACTAATAAAAGCCTGATCTAATTCAACACTACTTCTTGGATCATTTGGATCTGTCATTCTGGTTGCTTTTTTAAATAGATCTTCACTTAGTGATAAAATTGTTGCTAAAATATCTTCAAAACTTTCTTTTTCAGGAAAATTAATTATTACCCCTTGTGTACGAGGAATAGCCAAAGCGCCTGTGGTCTCCGGATTTAAAAAAACGCTGGTTGGATTCGACTCTAATTCTAATGATGGTCCGTCTCCTGTGTCATCTGTAATTTGCTGATTTTCTTCTTCATCGCCTCCAACAGTAAATGTTCCTCCTGGAAATCTTTGAGCAAATTCTTCTTTAAGTGCTATACTATGAAATAATTTGTCTTGTAATAAATGTTCATCGCCTTCATATTCATCGCTTGTAACTTGAACCTCTTTGTGAACACCGTCTATAGTTGGTGTCCTACTAGCAGAATTTTGTATTAAATTATCTACATTTATTATAACTTCATCTGCTACAGTTCCATCCTTTTCTGCATTTTCTTTAAGTTTTGCATTCCATACTGATTGCAAACTTCCATCACCGTCGTTTAGTAATGTTCTTAATGTTGTACCTGTGATTTTTAATTGTTTGGGTATTCTGTAGTTTTGGTCAAATAATGCTATGTCATTATTTGGTGTTGCTGTAAAATCATATATACCTCCTTCCGGTGTAATTTCCATAGTATATGTTACAGCACCTAGTTGAAAAAAGAAAGGGCCTTTTATAACAATAGGTGAGCCACCACCGTCTTCATTAGAGTTCGCATCTTGTCCTACATATCCTTTGAATTCTATTTCTAAAATTAAAGGCAACTCCGTCGCTTCATATCCACAAAAAGATTTTGTTGCCGAAAGTCTGT